AGACTTGAATGCCTTCGTCTGTCTTGAAGAAAGACGCCATAGCTGAGTATGGGTTTTCATCAAAGGGTACTGTCATTAATTTTCTACCATTAGAAGCCCAAGTAAATGTTCTTTGGTCATCAGCTAGTTTAATAATCTTAGCCTCTGTTGCTCTAATAGCAAAATTACGTAATTGAACATTGTCATCATTTGCTAGGTTTAAGAATAGTTTAGGATTGTTCTTAGCGAACAATAATAAATCTCTTTTAAGCTCCTTAGAACTCATCTCTGATACTTTAGATCCAATCTCAACTCTCAGTATAGCTTCAGCTTGATTTACATCTATGTTTTGTGCTGCGTTCAAAGCATCTATCTCTAATTCTAAGTCAACTAAATCATCTTGAGCTATTTCAATTTGATCTAGTTCTTTATATAATTTATGTTTTAGAGGATGATACAGTGATAATATTTTTTGTAGTACTTGATTTCTTTTAGGTACAAACAAAGAACCGTCTTGAAAAACAATATGCCCTAAAGTAACTTCTCCTTTTTGCTCATCTTTAAAAGGTGAGTTCTGGTTGGTTGCGTATCTAAGCTCTCGTTGTTCATTGGTTTTCTCATCAAAATAGAGAAGCGGATGCCTAAGTGAGTGTTTAGAAGGGATTTTTAATGTTAATGGTTTTTGATTACCCGTTGTTAAATAAGTTCTATCTTTAATTTCCCAAGACGTATCTTGGACTGTTTGTTTTTTAGCCATAATATAATATAATTTAATAATTTAATAAAAGTAAGAATTACCCCCGTCAGTTCAACGAGGGTAAACTTACCAGAGCAAATTATGCTCCTTTGAATAATACAAAGTTATTAGCAGCTTGCACTACTAAACATCTTTCAGATAAGAAGTTAACTTCCATTGCATCAAGAGTACTTGTGAAAGCACCACCTGCTGATCCAGTTAACCAAGACTTCATACGACGATCTTCTGTTTGAGAAGCTCTATATCGCACGTGTAAGAATGGTCTACGGATGTTAGTTCCTAAAATTTGATCGTAAACTGTAGAAGTTCCAGCTGGTACTAACAAACCTTCGATTGAACTAATACCTGTTTGAGCACCACGAGTTGAAGCATCATTTAAGTATTTCCAGTCAGTCTTGTAGAAATCGTAAGATCCTCTACGGAAACCGCTAAATCCAAGATTTAAAGCCATTTCTTCAGAGTTTTCAAACAAACCATAAGCAGTACCACCAGCAGAGCCAACCGAAACACTAGCTAGCATACCGTCAATTTCCAAAGAAACTGCACGATTTAAGAATAACATGTTTTCTTCAATAGCTCCTTGAGTATCTAGATTTTTTAAGATATTATCAAAGTCATCTAATCCAGTAGCTGTACTGAATCCAACTTCAACATTTCCTCTGTCGCCTACAGCAGCAAATAAACCTTGAGTACCTTTAAATCCAGCAGCGTTAGCAGATCCAGCACCAGTGCCAGAAGCAAGCTCACCTTCAACTACACTCATCTCTAAGTAATCTTCAAAACGTAAACGAGTTTCTGATTCAGCTTTTAAATACCATAAGTATCCAGATGTTCCGTCTTCAGTAGCTACTTCTACCCATCCAATCTGAGACATATCAGATCCGTTGATAGTATATCCGTTACGAATAATAATAGGAGAATTGCTAAATTGAGTAAACGTAGGGTCAATACTTACATTAGTAGTTCCCGTGATTGCTCCAGAAGAACCATCCCATGAAGATGTTTGAGATCCTTTGTTAAACTCAGAACCATAAACAAATATCTTCACAGCGTCTGGTGCGGTAGATATTCCAGCAGTGTTAGCAGCTGTATAAGGAGCTACTACTAAAGCACCTGTGTTTGGGTGAGAAGAAGTAACTATAGCTTTTAACTCAGCTCCTTGATCATCTAAAATAACGATAGTTTGACCAGGAGAAATAACATTTTGAATTAAAGTTCCAGCAGCGCTAGTACCTCCTATGTTTCCTATTTGAATTCCATTAACTCCGTCGTTAGTACAATCATTATAAGCGATGTGTAAACGATTTTGTTCTGACCAGATAACTTGATCTGATGTCATTGGCATTTCAGCTCCAACCATACGTAAGAATCCAGACAATGTTCTGTTTCCATAACGCTCTACTTCTTGTTCGTAGATTTCAGGTAAATACTGTTGTGCGAAGTCTTTTCCAGTTCCAGTGTTAAACTGCAAGTAGTTAGACTGTAGTAATTGTTGTGACTGCGATGGTACAATCGAGCCAAATTGAGGGGATAGTGTTCCCATAATAATTTAGTTTTTAATTGTTAAATTTTCTTGTTTTAATTTTTAGCCTCGAAGAGTCTTGGCCTGTTACCGCTTTTACTTTCATCCCATTAATAAACACACTGCCATCTTGAGTTTTACGAGGCTCTGTGCTTATGTTTTTAGACTTAGCTAACTGGCTTTTAATAGCATCGGTTTTACCCTGCTCATAAAAGTGTTGCGCTATAGTATCAGCGTTTCTAGCTGCGTATAAAGCCTTATGATAACCTTTTGTATCAACAACCTCTCCTTTATCGTTTAAGAACGTCTTAATGAATGTAGAAATGTCTTTTTGGTTATCAGCAACCTTAACAGGATCTTTAATGCCATATCTAAACTTTTTCTCTCCAACTTTAAAATCAAAACCTTTGAATTCGTTGTTGAGAAGTTCGTCTGTCTGGCTACGGAACCTTTCTTGGTTAACTTTATTGAGCTCCTGCTCTTCATTGTATCGGTTAAAAAAGTCTGTAGCTTTTTGTTGCTCAGGATTAATCCCAGGTCTCAACTTGATCTCTGCGTAATATTTATCCTTAACTGAATCCAAATAGCTTTTAGCTTTTGCAACCTCTTCTTTATATGCAAGTTTTTTCTTTCGAATATCTCTTGCTTCGTCTAAATCCTCATCAAAATTAAAAGAGTCTTCAATTACAAATTGAATTTCTTCTGAATCTAAGTGAGGTTTAGATTGTTTATAGTATTCTCTTAATAGAGTCTCGCCATCTACATCGCTGTAATCAGCATTTAATCTAGCGTAGTCATCTATCGTACCACCTGTTTCTTTCATAAAAGAAACTAATTTATCTACGTTTTCTGGTAACTCTTGTGTTTGAGCTTGCGGTAGTACTTCTTTTTGTTCCTGTGAGGTGTTGGGACTTTCAGTGCCTCCAACCATTGTGATCTCTTCAGTGTTATCGTCTTCATCTTCTATTATTTGAAGTGGTGACTCTAACTCTTCGCTTTTGATTTCAACTTTAGGAATCTCGCCGGGCTCCCGTACTTGTTCTTCCACTTTTGGTATATCTCCGGCTTGTTTATCATCAACCACTGTTCTTGTTTCTTGCTCTTGAACGGCATCTGTTTCTTCTTTTTGCGGTTTACTTAAATCTATCTTAGTTATATCTGCAACGATATTACCTTGACCTTTAATTTTAGGAGCTTTAGGTTTTAATTTAAATTCTCCTTCTTGTTTTACTTCTTCTGACATAATATAATATAATAAAAATTAATAATCCCTATCTTGGGGTAAATTGCTCTAAACCAAATCCATCTAAGTTGTCATTACCTGATGATTCAAAGTTTTTAGGCAATAGATCGTTTTGTCTTTGATCTATAAGTTCACTCTGTTGAGTTCCTTGCATTTGTAGTCTCTTGTCTTTTCTATTCTCTATTTCAGCTTCTTTTTTTGCTGTTACCTGAGCTTGCATCTCAGCTAGTTTCATTTGATACGAAAACTCTTCAGCCATTAAGCTTCTTTTTATTTCAGCTTCTTGCTCCATACGTTGTATTTCAAATTGAGATTTAGCTTGTTCTATTTGAACAGTTGTTTGAGCTAACGCTTGTTGTTTTTGAACTTCAGCCGCTGCTGCTTTTTCAGCAGATTCTGCATTGGCTTGAGCTTGAGCTTGAATATTTTCCATTTGAGCAGCTCTTTCAGCAGCTTCGTTTTCAGACTGTCTAAATTTAAGAAGTGTATTAGCTAACTTAATGTTTTGTATTTCTCTAATATCTATAGCGTCTGCTAGCTTTATTCCTCCAGCTTGTAAAGCGATTTGTATGCTTTTTTCTAATTGAGCCTTATCTTCCTCGTCTGGCTCTAAATCTAGAAATATACCGAACTCATGCATTGATAAAGAATCTATTTCTTGCAGCGTAGCTACGTTAAACGCATTTACGCTGTTTAACAATGAAGCTTTGGTTAATGGAAATTGCAACATATCACTAACTCTTAAACTAACATTCTCACATGATCTTACTGTTAAGTACATTAAAGACTGTAATATATGTCTTGTAGCTGTATTAGAATTAGCTGCTGCTAGTTTTTGAAGTCCCACTAATGCGTTTTTATCAGGTGTGCTTCCATCTCTAGCTTCGTTTAATCCTGTTACGTCACGGATCATTTGTAGATAATACTGATACGTTTGTATCATAGCTTGAATCTTAGAAATACCTGAGGAACTTTGTAGTTCTTGAATAGGTACTTTACCTCGATTCATTTCTCCATCTTGAGTGAGCGATCTACCAACTATAGTACCAGTCTGGAAATACATGTTAAGCGCTTCTGCTGGATTATAATTAGTTCCATTACCTAAATCAACTTCAGCTAAACCGTCAACGTCTACATAAACTCCGTCTGGAACTAATCTAGCTAATACTTGCTGTAGTTTAAGGTGAGTTAATTGAATCATATCAGCAAAACTAGTTGTTCTACTAACTATAGATTCTATACGACCTTGATACATTCTAGGAGCTGAAATAACATAATTCATATTAACTCTAGTGATATCACCATAAGGTCTTGTCATGTTTTCCGACAACTTCCACTCTAGCATAGTATCTCCCATGCCTAGTATTTTAGCTCCTGTATATAAGACCTCTATAGATCTCGAAGCTCTTTCAAAATTATCATTAGGTGGAGGATTGAACGTGTCTTGTTTTTCTAAGGTTTTTTCTAAACCTTGTTCTGTTTGTTTTATTTTAAATACCTGATCTTGATATGTTTTGTATTCAAAAAACAAAACTTGATGTTGATTAACATCGCTATTAACTTGCCAATCGCTTTGAGCGTAGTTTTGACGACCAGGATATTTTTGTATTTTTTCTAACTCTTCATTAGTTAAATTAGGAAAAAGCTTTTTAATCTCTGGAAGTGTTAAGCTCTTTATTTCACCAACATAATATATGTCTTCAAAATTAGGATCATCTGTAGCTGAATAAACTAGATTAGCTGGATTAACATAATCTATAGTTATACCTTCTGATAAATTAAAACTAGTTTTAACAGCAGATATACCTAACACAGTCAGATCATAAGCTAAGCGTTTTTTAGTCTCATCAAATTTGTTAGCATCTAACACGTTATTTATAACCTCTTCCTCTGCTATCTCTATGCTTTGCTTGTAATTAAGCTGCATAAAAAGGTCTAACTCATTTTTATCTCTAGGTAAGTTTTCTGGATCAGCTGAAGCGTAAAAGTTTTGACCAGTAGCTTGAGACAATTGATCTATACTAGCTTTGTTTTTTATATCACGCATAGCGTTAGACGCGAAGTCAGTACGCTGTTTTAAAGCAAAAGGATCTGAAGCAAATGAATTTAATTCATAACCTTTTTCAGTCATACCATTAACGACTATGTCTACAAA